GAAACTTAACCTCATCACGGTTGATCTCTGTCGCACGACCTAGTGCGAACTGTTGTTCCTGTTCGAGACGCGATAGGGGCACGTTCAATGAACGATACAACTTCTTTTGGAAATAAATGATGTCGTCGATCTGACCAAGGTTCTCACCGCCTGGTAGTGTACTGATCTCTGTTCCTCGACCACCCTCACGACGCGGTAACCAGAAGTCCTCAAGCATCGACATATGCTTACGGTCATCCTTGATTTCACCCGTGTTCGCATCATAAACGATCTTGTTGCGGTAACGCGACATAATGTCTTTGATGTATTGTTCTGATTTACCCTTCGGTAAGTTACCCACGTCGATGTAGAAGATACGACGCTCAGGTGCGCGAGACATACGATAGATGACCAACGAGTCTTCCATCATGCGCAACTGGTTTACAGGTTTAATTGCTTTCTGTAGATAGGATAGGACACGTTTCTTTGAGTTGTCCAATAAACCTGAAGTGATATACGAAACAGAATCAGAGGTCAACTTGACGCCAGCACCTGTACTGCCCTTGTCCTGATAGATGTAAAACTCATTTACCTTGTCTACCAATTTCGCACCAGTTGCTGGATCTGTTTTGTGCTTCACATCTTTGACCTTGCGGATCTTTGCAGAGTCGATCGGACGGATCTCTTGAATCCCCATCTTAGGATTAGATGTGTCGACCACAAGGTGGTGATATAGACGACCATCGACATACCATGACCGGAACATGTCGTGACCGTATTCCTCGAAGTTCAACATTGCAACGATGTTGCCGAACTCTTCGAGTAGTGTGTTTTTGATTTTGTCTGAGGTGTCGACCTTGTCTAGGTTCAACGCAACAGTAGATTCTAGTTCACCCGCAACGATAGATTCGTTTAGGATGTCTTCAATTGCAGCATCGACTTCCGGATGTTCCGCGATCTGTCGATACTTAGTAATTAGTCCGTGATTATCTTTTGCAGAGCCGCCTTCCATGTCGATATACTGTCCAAAGTATGAACCCGACGCGGTGACGTAACCAGCACCATCCTCATCCACTTTAGGGACGATAGACGTTACCTTCTTTTCATCTTTTTCTTTTGACGCTCTCTTCAGTTCGAAACCGAATGCGGAGAAAACGTTTGAGTCATTATCTGCCATAAGATCCTCAGTTCAAGTATAAGGGGGTGCAAGGCACCCCCATCAAACTTACTTATAATACCTTTAACTAGTGGTATTTGACTCCCAGTATTGGATTGCGAAAGTTGCAGTGAACTCTTCGATAGCGTCTCCAGTTCCGTAATCTAGTTCAATAGAACCTACTGTGATTGGGAACGCACCACGGAAGTTATATGTCTTTAGGACACTTCCGTCTTTATCTAGTTGTTCGACAATCATGTCTGCCTGATAAAGTGTTGGTGATGTGATACCAGTGTTAGCACTGTGACCATTGATACCGTTCATCCAACGTTCTAATGAATCACGAACCGCGAAGTCGGTGTCATTGATAATGGTTACTTCCCAATCATCAAATGTACGTTCTCCGGCGATCTTTAGAATACGACCACGGAAAGGTACATCAACCGAAGCTACATTAGAGGCAGGAAGTTGCGCTGTCTTACACATGAATGACGCAAGTTCCGCATCACCGCCTGCGTATGCAGGAAAGTTCATTAGAACACGGAATAGGTTAGGACGTGCACCGCCACCTTTCAACTTTGCTTTAAAATCGTCTACTCTTAATGTCATGATCGTTCTCCTTATACAGTACCGACCACTTCTTCAAACTCGACGCCGGTACGAACCGCGACAAAGTTGAGAGTGACGTAGTTGATTGAACGTGCTGGCTTGATAAAGCAAGACGCTATGAATTCGTTGCGGTCGACAACTTCTGACGTGTTGTTTGTTTCGTCACATACAACACGGAAGTCGGTGATACCACGACGCCCTTGGACTTCACGTAGGAATGGTTCTACGATGTTTGTGAACTCTGCGCGTGTGAAGTCGTCGTTCAGTTCGAACATGACGTTCTTCGCGGCTTCACCGATTGCACGTTCGATGACTAGGAATAGTCGACGGACGTTGATGCGATCGAATGCAGATGGACGTGCTAGTGCAGTCTTGTCCCCGAACAGTACAGTGCCTTGGCCAGGCATAGAAACGATTGGGTTGACACGTGCTGCATACATCTGATCACGTTCACCCTTTGTTGGGTTGAACGCAAGTGCAGATACACCGAAGTATTGACCACGACGTGTTCCAGCAGGGGAGAACCAAGGAGCAGAAGAAATATCTGTTGATGCCATGATACCCGCAGTTGATGAACATGCTGGAATGAATTCGTATTGATCTAGATACTTGTTGTAGACCTGAACCCAGTTACCATCCAACACTAAGTAAGATGTTGATGGTAGGTTATCTGCCCAACTATCAACAACATCGTTTAGTGATGCTGGCGCACTTGGTGGTGATGCAACAACAATGCAGTCTTTACGTAGGTTCTGAGCGATACCCGCTAGAGCAGATACTTGTAAACCAGAGTTGTGTGCAACCATGAAGTCGATCTGGATCTGATCAACATCACCGTATGCTTCTACGTAGTCTTGCTGAAGTGTTACCGAAGGTGCGTCTGTACCACCGTCAAGGTCGAAAGTTCCGGCTTGAGGCGACTGAGATAGTTCGATCCAGTTAGAACGACGGTTAACATATTCTGAGATGTAACGTTCGTCACCAACAGTTTCTGTTAGGTTTGCATATGATTCAACAACCTCGCCATCATATTCAACATCAACTGTTTTGGTGCTTACGCTTGTCGATGTCCCATCTACATTTAGTACGTTTTCACTAACGGTAGTAACAACAACTTTTAAGTTGTCTCCCAGAGAGCCTGGGTGTTTTGCCATTACTGGTTCGACTTCTCCGTCTTTCTCCAACTGTAAAGCTAGAGCTTCATTTAGTGCTGTGGTTAGTGTGTCAACGGTGTCGTCGTCTGGTTCGGTTTTTGCCTGTTCCGCATCTAACGCAGCCTGTGCGTCTACTACGGCTTGGTTAGCTGTTAGTAGGTCTTGTGATGGTGCCTTTGCAGTTGTTCCCGCGCTCGCGCGTGTAACAAAAGCACTACCGGAGTATTTTAGAAATTGAGAGACCGCTAGGAAGTCAGCTGAACTCCCTCCGTCTTTTGGAGACCCAAAAGTAGAAACCAATTCAGACTCGTTCGCCACGAATACTGGTTTTCCTACTGGACCCCACGCGAAGTCACCGATGAACGCACCTGTAGTAGAACCGACCGCTGGAACAGTTCCAGATAGGTCTATTTCTTTAATGGTTACGCCTGGTGACTCATTTGATCTAAGAGCCATGATTGTATCCTTCTAGTTAAGGTATAATAAGTTAAACATAATACGTAGTAATATCGTCAATAGCACTATTTATAACTTACTAGTTTTCACCGTAATTTGCGTCGAACGGGGTTTGAAAGTTCGTCCATTCTGCTGAATATTCACTGCCATCTGCCGAGGGTTTCTCTAAAAAATCCCTTCCATCATCGATGATACCGAATGGTGGTAGGTCTTCCTCGATCTGCGCCATCCTTTCTTCAAACAAAAGGTTCTTGATGTTCATGTCGAAGTTGTCACCGAATGATTGGGTGGAGACGAAGTAACCGAACATCACTAGGTTCATCATCAAGTCGTCGTGGTTACCATCACTCGCCTCATAGGATACCCCCTTGGAGACAAATGTGGAGATCTCTAGAATAGTTTCTTCATCAACTACTTGTAATTTATTGTTCTCTAAGATATCCTTAATAGACGAACACCCGATGCGTTTTACTTTACGAGTCATCGTTACACCGATAGCGTCTGACTTGATAGCGGATTCCAAGAACATATTTTCATACTCTAGATCTTGGTAGAGACCAACCGCAACCAATATTCCGGCATCATTATTTTCAACAATACATAACGCTTCGTTATAAAGATTCGCATACTTATAAATAATGCTCGGGTAGAGCAAGGGAGAAATATTGTTGTTTCGATATACAGCCACTTGTTTAAATGGCCTTTGTGATACATCGATTACCGTAAATGTCGAATAGTCCTGTCCTCTACCCTTACTTACATCCACGGTCATGATATACTCATGATCTTTGATGGGTTTCTCATATACCTTGAGATCCCCACCTTCCAATAGATTTATTGGTTGTCGCGCACGTAGATCTAGCAGGGTATTACCCTCGATCAATGTGTCACCCGTCCCGAAGAAGGTATTCCCAAATTCCTGATCAAACTGGAGTTGGGATGTATTCGCGATGGTTTCCTCTTTCCACCTATCATCTCGCCCAGGCACATCCCACCAATCTACACGATAGGGTTTGTATTCGTTTACACCTTGCACGGCACCTTCCCAGATCTTATGATAAGTATTACCGATACCATTCGCGGTTGATGTAATGATCACCTTAGTGTCTACACCGGAAGATACTACGGGATAAGTTGACGTATAGAATTCTGCCGCGTTCTCAACGAACGCAAACTCATCTAGGAACAGAAGGTTTACCGACATACCACGAATCGATGATCCGGATGTCGCACTTGCGATTATACGAGAGTTATTGGATAGTTCGATAGATCCTTTGTTGAGTGCCTTACACCCTGGCTGTAAGAAGAACGGAAGATTTTCCATCATCAAGGTCACACGTGCCAACATCTCACGTGCGGTCGCACCCTTGTTCGCGAGGATAGCAATGGTCTTTTCTGGATGGAACAGGGCATACCATAGAATGTATCCGACCGAACTGATAGACTTACCTGACTGTCGACACGCTAGGACGATAGAAAACCTGTTATCCTCAAAGTGATCAAACATGTCTTCTTGATACGGGTAGAGTTCGAATGGAACGAGGCCCTTGTCTAGATGGATAACCTTGACATACTGTTTGCAGAAATACGAAGGATCTCCCATGCATTTCTTATACTCACGGAGTTTCGTGGCGTCCCATTCTTCTGCGACACCGTCTCGTTTGATCTGTGGATTACCTAGATAGGAGTTCTTACTATAACTACTCATCGTCTTGGTCTATGACCTTCTCATCCTTGTCCCCCAATAGGAAACGCTGGAGTTCAGTGGTCGACCCGACAAATAGATTATTGTTTGTGGTGGTTGTCTCTTTAGGTTTGTCGTCTTGCAACAAATCTTTTTGTTTCTTGTTAAGTTCCATCAGCTTGTCATTGACGTTAGCGATGTCCTTGATCATATTAGACAACACCTCGAATGCTCGGGGATGTTCTGATTCACGCGCGACCTGAATCATTAGGTCAAGCGATTCTCGACCTTTCTCGATTAGATCATAGTAGGTATCACGGGAGTACTCATAGTCCTGTTCGTGGACAAAGTTTTTCTTTTGATCGCCCGTGATAATTGTTGGGGGGTTATGACTGTCTGTCATCGGTTATCTCTATATTAAAACCAAAGTCTCCGCTTGAATTTACGTCAATCGGATCTGGTGTCACACGTACATTACTTAGGAAATCTGTATCTCCCGCATCTGAAACGATGGCATTAAGTTCTGTATTTACTTCACGGATCTCTACGCCTGTCTTCACAGGACCATAGAAGTTCGCATTCATATCAAAGGATAGAGTGTATATGATAGTTCGTCTCTGCTCGATCGGTCCTTCGAAGTCGTCAGAAAAGTTGACCCCCGTCAGAGTGATCGGGATGTCTTCTTTGATTTCTGGATAATCGGAAAACGGTTTGACTGATAGAGAATACTGAGGGGCAAAGTATGGTAATATCTGTTCGACCACTTGAAGTGCGTCGTCCTGAGACTTCGCGTAGACGTTCAATTCAAAACCAATCTTATATGGGACACCGCAAAATATATCCTTGCGAGTTCCGTCACTTTGACTTGAGGCCACACTTACCTGATTGATTTTTGGTAACTGTCTTGGTGCGTCATATGCAATCGACACGATTTCAAAAGACATGCGCGGCAACTTCAGTGCGACCTTGCGTTCGGACTGTTCCCCTCTACCCATCTCCTCCAGTCGCGAGATGAAGTTCCTGCGAGGTGCATACGTCAGAGGTAGTTTGACCTGAGACAATACCTTACCGTCCGCCGCGGTTCGCAGTATATGCATATCATCGAACATAGATCCGAATAACGCAACACATGTGCGCACACGTTTGTGATAGAAGTGTCCGCCCATCATTAGATTATATCTCCAAACGGATTCGACTCACTGAAGTCAAGGAAATCTTCTTCCCAATCATTGAATATTTTATTCTGCGCATCGACCTGTATCTCATTGACACCTTCGTCTTGTGAGACTGGAGTCATAGACGCATTCGGTCCAACGACTGGACGATCTGTCGCCCACTCGTGATACATACCATCGGTTGCGCCTGTGTGTGCTATCTTTAACATACGAGTGTCGGGGTTCCAAGAAGTGACTTCACCATTCAGTATGTAGTCGTCGAATAACTGTTGTACATCCTCTCCTACAAGATAATAAGTTTCATCACCATCAACAAAAGGTGGCATCTGTAGTTCGTACTGGAATGCACCCTCGACCTCTACATTATCAATGTCTGAGATACCAGTGTCAAAGTCTTCGTCTGAGAACTCGAATAACTCGCACTGCATACGGAACGTAGGTAGTTGCGACAACTGGTAGAACGGAGTTTCTGTCTCCACCTTCATCACTTGGAACAGTGACTCGGACATAGGCAAGTAGATCACATCACCTTCGCGTGGTCGGAACTGCGCATCCGCAAGACGGTCACCGACCAGTTCTCTCCATCGACGACGCGCGATGACGAAGGTGGCTTGGTCACGAATCTCAATACCGAACTTGGTAAAGATGTCTCCCTCTCCATCGAACCCTTCTGCGTTCTCGATGTAGACCTCGACCTTGTATGCGTCACCGAACTGAGACTGAATGCTGTCTAGGAAGATGTCTTCCTTCTCTACGATCTCTCGTGGTAGGTAATAAATATCCTGTCCATAGAATTTGATAGACTCGATGATCAAGTCCTCATACAAACCCTGTTCGGATCGGTTTTTTTGACTTATGTATGGATTAGTCGCCATGGTTTACCCCATAAAGAACATTGGACCTTCGTCCTCTTCCAATCGGAACTTCTCCATGATCTTGTCGATGTCTGCGATTGCGTCATCATAGATTTGACGACCATTGATAGTAACCCCGCCAGGTAATGACATACCGTCAAACTTGATTAGGTTGATACCCCATTGACGTTTAATCAATGCGGTTGTGTATTCTTTCAGGAAGCGGTGGTTCCATAGATTGTTGTATTCGGATATCGTATCGTCCGGACTGCGAATACCATAGACTTCAAACACGACGAAGTCTCCCGCTGTTAGTTTCGTTTTAGAAACAAGTAGGTTCACACGATTGTACTGTCGATCAAAGGTCATCTGTGGTTGACCCATCAACTTCATGTCGAGTAGCGATAACTGTTGTTGCATACCTTCATAATACGCCAGATCACCCAACACACCGTTTGCACGAGTGAAGTCTGATATGGTATACTGTAGATACTGCCAAGCGTCACTAAACCACCCCTGAGAGTTCGACAGGGAGACTGGTAACATACGTACCACCGCAGTCAAATCAAGGTCGTCCGGTAGATCTACGGTCTGTGTGTCGACATCCTGTTGTGTTAGTTGGTGTTTGAGATAATATCTCTTCGACCCGTCTGGGTGGTTCTCACGGAACCATTGAAGTGCCTCATCAACACGATCATCTAATTGTTCGTCATCGATATTGATCTCAACAACTGGATGTCCCAGTGCACGTAGGCAATACTCGATTAGTTCTTCTCTGTCAGTAGCGTACATCTAATGTGTCTCGAAGTTACGTGTGTCTCTCTATTTATACGATTTTATTTATAGACATAAAAAAAGGGAGTCCGAAGACTCCCTCTTTCATCGAAGTTCTAAGAACTTGGATTAGTTGACAACAGTACCGTTGACATCGTAGACATCGATACGGTAGTGTGAACCGTGTTGTCCGTCTAGTTTGTCCGAGTTAGTTGAGTTGTCTGGTACTAGAGCACCGGCAGTTTCTGATAGATCTAGTGAGAACTTACCAGAAGTCTCATTGTAATCTATGCATGAACCGTTGTCCGCACCGACACATGCCTTCGCACGTGATTCGGTGAAGTATAGGTTGACTTGACCTTCTGATACGTTATCAGTGTCCCATGCTTCGATTGCAACTACACCAGATTCTAGTGCAGAGATGCGACCAGTGTTAGAGTTGACAACACCTAATGTAGAACTATCCGCTGATTGGAATGCAGAAACTATCTCTGTTAGAGAGTCTAGTGCTGCTGGGTCAGTGTTCTCTTCAATGAAGTCGATCTGACTTTGTAGCACCGCATCGGCAGACTGACGATCAAGAATTTCTTGTGTGATCGCAGCAGCGTTTGATTGCTCTGCCGCAGTCGCACGAGTCTGTTCGTCGGAGATTGCCGCAGCGTTAACTGCCTCTGCTGAACTTGCACGAGAGATCTCTGTGTTCAGTGAAGCCTGTGTTGCGTAATCAGCTTCGATCGTTCCAGCACGACTCTGTAGAGCAGCGATGTCGTTGTCGTTAGACGTGATCTGTGCTTGTAGGTCAGACTTGTCACCAGTTGTTGAGTTGTCTAGTGCATCGATCTGTGACTGTAAACCGTTGTCCGCAAGGATGCGAGCGTTAGCCTCAGCAGTGATCGCGTTCTGACGAGCAGTTGTTTCAGCACTTACCGCAGCTGCACGAGCACTTGCCTCTGCATCTATTGCGTCTTGTAGATCATCGTCTGCAGCTGAACGAGCAACCTGTTCCGCAGTGATCGCAGATGCGTTAGATGAAGTCGCAGTTTCAGTCGCATCCATCTCTGATTCTAGGGTTGATACACGACCTGTTAGGGCAGATGCGTCACCACCTAGGTTATCGATCAGAGTTTGTAGACTTGCATCAGCACCTTCGTATGCAGCAACTAGTTCTGTCAACTGGTTCAGTGTTTCTGGTGAACCGTTGGTGATTGCAGATACTGCCGAAGATACTGTGTCGATGTTAGACTGTAGAGTGTTGTCTGCACCAGCACGAGCACTTGCTTCTGCATCGATGTTTGCCTGTAGAACCGCGTCAGCAGCGATACGTGCAACTTCTTCTGCGTCGATTGCGTTCTGTAGTAACTGATCACCACCGATACGAGAAGACTGCTCTGCGTCGATCTGTGACTGTAGAGAACCTTCTACCGCAACCGCACGTGCAGTCTCGACGTTGATGTCGTTAGCAAGACTTGCCTCAGCACCTTCCGCACGTGACTTCTCAGTCGCAACTTCTGCTGAGTTAGCAACGTCACCTGCGATACGTGCCGCAGTTTCTGCTGTCATGTCAGAAGTCTTATCACTATCTAGATCAGCAACAAGAGACTGTAGAGAAGCGATGTCAACGTCATTAGAAGTAATCTGTGCCTGTAGACCAGATTCCGCAGTAGTTGCACGAGAAGCTTCAGCAACGATGTCAGTAGAGTTCTGAGCAACTGCCCCAGTTAGAGTGCTATCCGCATTTTCAAATGCAGAGACGATCTCTTGTAGGGTGTCTAGTGATGCTGGAGAAGAACCTACGATGATGTCAATCTGACCCTGTAGACTTGTGTCACCCGCATCAGCGTGTGCCTTAGCACTTGCTTCTGCCGCATCTGCTTTAGAAGTTGCGTCTGCTGATGCAGCCGCTGTTACGTCAGAGTCACCACCATCAACGTATGACTTGTTTGCAGCAAGATTTGCTGAAGTTGGTTCGTCAACGATTACTTGTGAACCACCGAAGTGTACTAGACCATCTTGCCAATCAATAGTTGATCCTGGCTGTTCTACCTTTAGTGTTCCTTCAACTACGATTTGGTCAGAAGCAATACGACCTTGGATATAATCAGTCCACTCGTAGTCTGTTCCGTTCCACTTCAAGAAATCACCAGAATCCGCAGCAGAAACATTCAAGTGTTGGTCGACCTCTGCCTTAGTAGCAGTACCGAAACCACCACCAGTGATCTGTGACGAACCAAAGTTTACTATAGAACCTTCGAAATCGACAGTTCCTGTTTGAACTTTTAGGTCATTCGATTCAATTGTGTCAATGAATCCACGAGCAGCATAAACATCATTAGCGTTCTTGATGTTGTTACTATCCATGTCAACTTCAGCAGTCATCTGAATATCAGTTGAACCTGAAGAAGTGCTGATACCAGATGTACGTGCGTTTGCAGCAGCAATTGCCGCAGCGTTTGCGGATTCAGCCGCAGTTGCACGAGTTTCTTCAGCGGTAACTGACGCAGTTAATGTAGCAATGTCAGCTGGTGTCGCAACACCGTTTGTTAAAGTATTGTTGATTGTTACGATGTCAGATGCGTTCTGAGCAACAGAACCTGTTAGAGTGCTATCCGCACCTTCGAATGCAGCAACGATTTCTTGTAGCGTGTCAAGTGTTTCTGGAGAAGTTCCCAGAATAGCACTTACCTGCGCCTGTAGATCTGCGATGTCAGAAGAAGTCAGACCTGCAACAGCATCGGCGATCGCGGCAGGAACAACCTTACCGTCCGCACCGATTACAGTTACGTCGTTGATCGAAATTCCACCATCTGCTACGTCAACGCCGTTCTGTATTCTAAATTTTTTATTTGTAGACATTTTTTGTTTACCTTTTAGAATTTTGGTTGATTAGGGGGGAGACTGATTCTCCCCCCGACTATTATGTAAGTCTCGATTATACGTTAACGTAAGTTACCGCAACTGAAACAACTGCGTTACCAGACTCAGCAGTATACATCAATTCAACATTGCTGTTGATGAAGCGTATATCTGTGTCACCTAGTAGAGACGAACCTGTGTAAACAATACCGTACTCGGTAATGTAAGCACTTGTTCCATCATGGACAACCATACACTCTCGGGTTTCAAACTCACCATCTTGCTCTACAGTAACTACGTACTTCGCAGAACGGTATACTGTTGGATCAAATGATGAGACGACTGTTGGTGAAGAACCAGCAACTACGTCTAAACCATGTTCGAATGCTTTTAGGTTATCTGCAAGAGTTTCAATACCAACAGACTTAGGATCTAGGACACCAACTGAGTTAGTTGACTGTGCGATTACTACTGCCTGTGTACCTAGTGGTACCGCAGACGTGAACGTAATTTCTTGCGTTCCTGAGTTGATTGTGTAGTGAACGCCTGGATCCTGAATAACACCACCGACAAATACTAGCGCGTTAATCTGTGCAGTGTAGAAATCTAGAGAGTAAGTACTCGCCATTCCATCACCGTTGATTGTCTGTCGCTTAGCGTCGTTGAATGCTAATTGTGTTGGCGGAACAAATTCGATACCTGTGCCGTCAGTCTTAACGCGTGAGACAAATCCTTCATGTCCAGAGAATGATGTTTCTACAACATCTTCTAGTTCTAGGAATGATTTACCTGTTGCGATTGAAATTACACCAGTGTTAGCGTCGTAAGAAACATCGCCTTCACCATCTACATCAAACACTGAGACTGCCGCGCGAGCACGTGCCTCTGTGAAGTATAGACGTGTACCTTCAGTTAGACTGTCTGTTGTGAACTGCGAAATGTGCTGTTCAAGTAGACGTGCGTCTGTGTATGCTTTGCTTGTTGCGTCTGACGGTGCGACTGGTAGAGCAAGACCTGTAACAATGTTACCTGTCATGTCTAGATCACCAGACATTGTATCACCTGCCTTCTCGACACGTCCATCTACTTGAGTTTGTAGATTCGCGTCACCGCCGATGCGAGCAGCTTCTTCGTCAGAATCGCGTGACTTAGATTCAGCTTCTACACGAACGATCTCAGAAGCGTTGTCTGAGATTAGATCAGTTAGACCACCGTCTACACGTTGGAACTCAGCAACGATCTCTGTTAGAGAATCGAATGCAGCAGAGTCTGTGTTAGAAACGATAAAGTCAATTTGTGCTTGTAGGGCAGAATCACCTGCGACACGATCAATAACTTCTTGCGCTAGAGCAGAGTTAGTGTTATCGATACGACCGTTGATAGCAGAGTCTTGTGCCTTAGTGTAATCTTCTTCAGCAATTAGTCGTGCTAGTAGATCTGAGTCACCGTTCTCACGAGCAGCGATTTCGTTAGTGATCTGCTGTTGCAGACTGTTACGACCGTTGTTGTTTACACCAGCTACTGTTGATAGGTTAGTATCAAGAGTAACGATCGCTTGCATTAGTGAAGTAGTTGCACCAAGATATGTGGTTGCACCAGAGTCTGGAGTTAGGTATTCGCCATCTGCACCTAGACCAGCACCAACTTGAGTTGCGTCAAGTTCTGTCTGTAGACCTGAGATTAGTAGGTCTTGTGCGTTATCTCTCTGAGTGCCAATATCGTGATTACCATCGATTAACTGACGCTGAGAGTTCTGGTTTAGAATACGTGCTTCGTTCTCCTGCGAAACTAGGGCAAGTGCGTATGCACGTGCATCTGATTCAGCATCGTCCGCGTAGTCACGAGTGTATGCCTTCGCTTCTGCAAGAGATACTGCGATGTCACCAGCGATTCTGTTTTCTGACGAATCGATACGCGCGTTGATTGATGCATTTAATGCAGAATCTTCTTGCGCACGAGTAGAAATTTCTGTCGTTAGACGATCAGAATCTTGATCTTGACGTACCTTCTCAGCTTGTGCGAACTGGTCCGAAACATCCAAACGACCTTTCAGTTCGTTGATTGCTGGAACAACTTTGTTTGCACTTGTCTGGAAGACTGTGTCCATATCGACACGGTTTTCAAGACCATCAAGACGTGTGTCTTGTTGTGTATCTTTGATAATGTTGAATGCGCGATCTGATTCTAGCGAATCTAAACGCAGATCCTGTGCAGTCTGTTCAGTATCAGTTTCGTTTGCACGAGTCTCTACGACACCAACGCGTGAAGTGTTGTTGTCTACCTGAGTGTGTAACTCGTTGATTGCTGGACGTACTGCCTGAGCTGATGTATCAAGTAAACCTGTGCCCATGAATGTTTCTAGGCCATCGATATCACCTTCGTTTACAGTTAGTCGACCTTCCGCAGAGTCTAGTCGTGCGTCCTGAACACCTTGTTCGGTGTCAGTTTCGTCTGCGCGATCTTCTAGGTCTTCAACACGATCGGTTAGACCAACAAGAGAAGTACCTTCTGCTGAAATGTCGTCATATAGATCGTTGATTGCTCCAGATAGTGACTGTGAAGTAGTCTTCAGCACAAGTGCCTTATCACCGATACGAGTTTCGTTCGCAGTGATGCGACTCTCGTGATCTCCGATAGTTACACTCTGACCGGAGTCTACTGCTTCGTTCGCAGTCATGCGTGTTTCTAGTGAAGTTAGTCGACCATCCTGAACACCTTGCTCGGAGTCAGTTTCGTCTGCGCGATCTTCTAGCGTAGTAATGCGACCAGTGTTGTTAGTGATAACACCATCTAGGTCTGAGTCTGCGTCACGGAACGCCTCGACGATTTCTAGCATCTGATCTAGGTCAGTTGAAGAACCGTCTAGGATGTGATCGATACGTGCGTGAGCACTGTCGACATCCGAACGTAGACCATTTTCAATACCTGTTGCACGAGTCTCTTCATCAGCGATCGCCTGCATTGCAGTAGCGTGCTGGTTAGAATCCTTCGCTTGTAGGTTGAAGATGTCTGCGTCGTTTGAAGAGATCTGCGCCTGTAGGTCAGAGTCCTTCACTTGCAGTGCAGTGATGTCACCGTCGTTAGAAGTGATCTGTGCCTGTAGGGCAGAATCACCTGCGATACGAGCAGCTTCTTCTACGTCGATCTGATCTTGTAGATCTTGGACATCTGTACCAACTTGGGAGTATAGTACTGAAATGTCAGAATCGTGTGAAGAATCCTTCGCCTTCGAGCGATCTTCTTCTACGATTAGACGTGCTAGTAGATCTGAATCCTTCGACTCGCTTGTATCGAAGATTACATCCATACGGACATGAGCTTCTGAATCAAGAAGTGTTAGGCGATCACTGTCAGCAGCAATACGGTTACGTAGAGTGGTATCTTCGTTGATACGATTTGTAGTTTCGATCGTTAGATCACCACGGATACCTGAAGTAGTAAGACCTAGTGCGCTGATGTCAGAATCGTGCTGTTGATCTTCTAACTTAGAGCGGTTCTCTTCTACGACTAGTCGTGCAAGTAGATCTGAGTCTGCACGGTCACGAACGCCTTCTTCGATACCGATGCGAGTGTTTAGTGCATCAACGTCGATTGAAGTGCCGTTCTCTAGTAGGTCAATACGAGAACCAAGAGCGCTGTCGCGATCCTTAGATTGTAGATCGTATGATACTGCATCACCGTGTAGTTCGTTGATCGCTGGGACAACTGTTTGAGCAACAGTTACAAACGTCTCTGAGTCTAGTAGACCTTCTACGTGACCAACGCGACCACTTAGTAGACCTTCAGCAGTTGTTGCGCGAGCGCGTTCGTCTGAATCTAGGCCTAGAGCAAATGTTATCGCTTCTGACTTAGCAGTAGTGATACGATTTGTGATTGAGTTACCAGCAGTTCCGTCAACAGTTGCGTCACCGATGCGTGGAGTTACATACTGACGTGTGTACTCTTCACTCGCAGCTTGGTGCGTGTCTGCTTCTTGATCTGTGTATGCTTTTGCAGATGATAGAACATCTGAATCGCGAGCGACGTAATCTAGGATTGCATCGTCGATACGCTTATTCGCCGCAGAGTCACCTGCACGACGTGTGGACGTTTCGATGTCAATGCGAATACCTAGTGCACTGTCAGCAGCGATACGTGCGTCACGTTCTGCTACGATGTCACCGACGTTAGTCTGGATCAATGCATTAACCGTTCCATCTACACGAGCAACTTCTGCTACGATCTCTGTTAGAGAATCTAGTGCCGCAGAGTCTGTGTTGGATGTGATGAAGTTAATTTGATCTTGTAGGTGCGAATCACCAGCAGCAAACTCAGAACGGATTGCAGCATGGTCTGCCCAGTTAGCAGTGTAGTCTGAGTCGATACGATCGCTTAGTGCGTCTTCTGTAGCAGTTGCACGAGTAACTTCTGCCGTAATCTGTTCTTGTAGATCACTATCAGCAGCAATACGTGCGTCATTTTCGAATGCCACAACATCGTTGCTTGCATTGATTGCTTCTTGTTTCGCAGTTGCGATACGGTCAGTTACAGTGTTACCTGAAGTACCGTCAACAGTTAGATCGCCAATTAATGCGTCGTCACGTGCTTCAACTTGACCTTTGATTACTTGGTCAGCAGCAGCAAATTCTGAACGAACAACGTTATCGTCAGTAACACGCGCAAGGTTAGCAGCGGTGATCTGAGCACTGTGTGCTGAGTCAACTGCTGTTGAACGTGCGACTTCAACATCGATCTTATCTTCGATACGACTTTCTTCGTCTCCTGCGCGTTGAGTTTCAGCAGAGTCTTGTGCGAACAATGTCGCGATGTCAGTATCGTTGGTGCTGATTTGACCTTGTAGGCCTGCGTCAGCAAGAGTGAAGTGAATAAAGTCACTGTCAGTTGCGCTCTTGCGTTCGATAATGCGATCGCTTAGTGCGCTGTCTGCAAGACGGTATTCTGTCTCAATCTGATTTTCACGAGCAACTGCACGGCCGCGCTCAGTAACGATGTCAGCAGCGTTCTGGATGATAGAACCAGAAAGTGCGCTGTCTGCGTTCTGGAACGCAGTAACGATTTCTGCAAGAGAGTTAAGAGCAACTTCGTCCGTGTTGTTTAGGACGTTGTCGATACGAATACCAAGTGCGCTATCGCGTTGCTTAGATTCGTCTTCGATGCGAGTTTCTTCGTTGCCTGCACGAGTTACTTCGTTTGTAATACGGTTGCTTAATGCAGAATCTTGACCTTCTAGCTTATTGTCACGTGTCTTAGATTCTGATTCGATACGACCTTCTTCACCAATCGCACGATTCTTTTCGACTAGAACGTCGTCATCGATTTGTTGTGCGACATCTGCGTTTGCACGAGCTGAGGTGTAGTATAGATTTGAACCTTCTGTTAGATCGTCGGTCGAGAATGATGCGAAGAATGCATCAGCACCGATCTTCTTTAGAGAGTCTGAACCTACATCATACAACAGTGTGAAACACGTTGATGGATCGGTCATACCTGTAAGGGTTGATTGTCCCTGTACCGCGCTTTCGTCAAGTTTGGTATCGATTACCGCCTTGTCCGCTAGTGCTGGGGATTTAATCTGCCTAAATGCCATTAGGTTATCTCCTAGTTAGGTTAGAGTTATTGGTTATTAAACGTTTAATAATATACTAACGAAATTTAATGTAGATGTCCGTCCCTTGAGGGGGGATCTCATAAAATTGAATAGTATCTCCAACGGTTTCATATACTTCTTCAGGATGTTGAAGTACATCGTTAACCCATACATCAATTAAGTCATCACGTGCCGGAGTACCGTTTAATGTGAATAAGGCGGTGTCGCCTGGGGCAATGAACGCCTGCGCTTCGGGAATGACAGTGCGATCATTGGTTGATGATGAGGTACCTTCGATAAGTTCGAATAAAATTGTTTCTTGGCCTGGAGTAGAGGAAACCTCATCCTGCTTCTTCTTGGCCAGATTAAACAGACTTTCGGCAAGCACCCTGTTAAAGGACTTATTATTGATCATATCTTGGAGTACTAAGAATGGTTAATATACTGTTTTTATTTATATCAAAAACAAGTTTAACCAGACTTTTATTTTTATGATTGTCGGAACTGAAGTAGTTCTTGTAGTAGTTCGGTAACTTCTTGTAGGTCAGAATCGAGATTATCGATTCGGGTATTAAGAGCATCTACTTCTATTTGGTTTGCGACAGGTTGTCCGTTTAGGGTGTAGTTTCCCTTTAGCTGGACACCCGTTGCGTCCATAATTAGTCTATCATCATTTTGATGCTGAATTTTGAAACGACTATCCTCAAACCCTAAGTGTTTGATGATGGTATCTGTTCCATTATGATAGAATCTAGTTTCTTCATTCGTGCCTACTATAAAGGCAAAGTGGTCATCTAAGATTAGGTCGTTTCCAAAAGAAACACCTGTAGAGTGATACGCGGCAATTTGAACTACTTGTTCTTCATCTACCACGTGAGTTAGGGATATTGAAACCCCATCATCAGCGATGTAGTCCATTCCTTGATGGAGCAATACACCGTTGAGATATACTTGAATTCTTGACGGCGTGTTTGGATTTGGGTCATACTGTAGCACATTACCCTTATCATCAGCGCCTGTTATTACCTCTAGTGTTCCGTCAGAAGTATAAATGTATGCATTGAAGGTGGTTGTCGCAGAGAGACTATCTTCTCCTACCGCACCGATTTCTACAATGGTTTGAACACCACCATCATACTCACGTTTGATATAGAGTTTACCGTCCTGAGTATTTATACCAATCTCGCCCAGTAATAACTCTTCGATATTGGGAATATCACCAAGACCGTCAAACGTCTTGATGTTTGCACCGATGTTCTGTACGACATTACTGATAGGTCTTCCTACAGTGACGCGTTTTACTTTGGTGC